AAATAGTTCTATATAACATAAGGAGGATGTATGGATGACAACACGTTACGACTGTACAATCTGCCATTTGGCCGAATATAATCACGGTGATGATTATCACAAATTCAAATGTGCTCTTTGTAAAATTGTTGAACGAGCACAACACGCTTGTGATCATCCCGAAGACAAGATTAGTGCGGCAGAATCTCTCAATTTCATCTTAACGACGGCCTCTGCTGCCCTTATCCTAGACTTGATTCCCACGTCTAGCAATCCCAAAAAATGACCCCTTTACAAATTCTCCGATTCCGTGTAGAATATTCTGTTGATCTGTCGATGTTACTGTAACACTAAAACTTACCAGAAAAACGGAGAATACCATGAGTGACTCAGAAGAGCGTGTCATCCACAAAGTTGTAGCAAAAGACGTAAAACAAGGAGATCTTATGGGGATGCTTTTTTACGGCATAGTACAAAAAACATCCCCCACCAGCTTGATCGTGAAGGATGTTGACAACAATCGAGAAATGGGCGTGAATGGAACCGAATTGATCGAATCCTCTTTCTCGGCTGATCAGTTCCATGAAGAAATCAAAGTCAGCAAAACCAAAGCGGCTGAACTTTTGGTTTCTTCGCCCAACCGACCTATCAAGGTATCATTCAATAAACAGGATGGCACCGAACGCATTTTGCGTGGCCGCTTGATTCAACCCGAGCCTCTTCTTGGTCGCAGCATGGTTGAAGATCTCGACATTACAGATGGTAAAAATCGTTTGCGTCAGGTCGATCATAGGACCATTAATTTTATCATCGTTGATGGCGTAAAATACATTGTAAAATAACTGTTGTGGTGAGAGCTTCTAGCGGCACTACTTTACCATGCTAGACAAATGGACGCAACAGGAGCCCACTCGGCCGCAAGGCCGAGTGGGCTTTTTTCATTATTACATCTAAATATTTATATGAAAAAGAGATATCTTGTCGAGCAAACTCTGGCATCTGCACAATCTGCTTTAACCGATATTCAAAACGGCAATAAACCAGATATATTTTCACTCATGAAATGGAATGACGGCATGTTGCGACATGTTTTTTATCGTATAGGACAACATCAATACGGGCAATATTTTGAAAATGTCGTTGCAGAACTGTATCCAATGGAGTTTTCATTGCTTGCCAATCAAACTAGAGCTAAAATAATACTTACTGAATACATCGCAGAATTACAAGAGCAGGCAGCGGCCATGACCGATCTAGATACGCCTATAATATATGAACCACCATTTGAAGAAAATGGATATTATCCACAATCAGTTTAAGTAATAATGGTTATTTGTTACGCTGCTCTAGTGCGTATTACTTCTTTTAACCATTTAACAATCCAACCTATTTTATCTGCTTCTTCACGGGTTAACCTTTTGCCTTCAAAAACCCCATTGCGATATGCTGTTCGCATATCTTCTAATACCCGTTCTGTTTCTTCAATTGGTCGTAATCTATAATATGCCCACCATACTTGTTGGGTGTCAGTTAGTTTTGGATTATTTTTTATTGGTGAAGAGTCAGTTGATTTATTACGTGGATTTTGTCTTTTATATCTAACTGTTAACAACTGACCATAGTATCTTTCCATCTCTTGTTTCTTGGCATTGTCTAACCGCATAGTACCATTTAACATATTGCGTATAATACGAATACGATTCTCAAGCTCTTCATCGGTCATACTGGGAATTCCTTCCCAACTCAGATTGTCTATGGCTTCTATAAATACTTTGAATCGCATATGTTATTTAGCACACATAATGAAAAAAGCCCGTCAGGCAAAGCCTGACGGGCTTTTATATTAAAATGTGATCTTAGGGCATTCTTAATTGATTTGGTAGTCCTAATTGTTTCCATTCGCACAATTCATCGCAAGTGATGCTTAGCATGTCACCATGTCCATAGTTGCGAGGAATAGCAGCACGTAATTGTTCTAATGTAGCCCAACCTACCACCCGTGCCCAACGATAGTTTTTCAAGGCTACCAAAATGTAAATGTCTGCCCATTTTTTGCGATTGATGAATTCTTTAAGATCAGGTGATGTCCAAAAGTTTGCTGTTTTAGAATCATAAGACGTGTTTTTCAATATGAAATCGTAACCCGGATCTCCTTCTATACGAAGCGTGTCATCAATTGGCAATCCAATTTCCATGCTAGTGCAGAATTCACCACAGACCCCTGTAAAATGTGTAGATCCTGCTACCGTCCAATTTTTTGTAGAGGCGTATCCACCTTTTTGATCGTCTCGTTGTTTGGCAATTTCTTTTAATCTCGGCCATTCCGAAGATATGTCATGCCATTGTGTAGGACACAAGTCCATCCAAATTGGCTTGCTTGTTTCAATAATCACACTTTAGTTCCTTTGGTTCTGCATAATTTACATCTGTTAGCATAGCCATCTGACCGAGATTTGTCAAACCCGAATTCGTCAAAGATTTTTACCGCATGGCATTTGGTACATTCCTTTTTGCCGTAACTAGCATGTGGATTAATCTTCTTTTTCTTGGGCTGGCTTCCAGCTATGTGACCACCTTTACGCTCGCAGATATAGCGGCCGTTTCTGGCTATATTTTTATCGTGGGTGAGTCTTAATGGATGATGCTCCTCCTGGCAGTATTCGCAGAAGATGACAAGGGTATCTTGAGAGATTACGTTGGCGTAGTGACGATTGGCTTTTTTGCGATCCAATTCTTTTCTTTGCGATACATAATCCACTTCGCCAGTTTTACTTCGATATTCGTCGGCCCATATTCGAAGTTCTCGCCCAGTCATATTAAAATAAAGCTCAGTGCATACTTCGAAACTCCATCCGTTTGCTTTAGCGTATTCACGACTATCGTTTATTTGTTCTATGTTTGCCTGTTCGTTTAGCCTTGTTTGAGGCTTTACCTCTATTGCTTTTTTTGTTCCATCCCAATATTCAACTAGGAAGTCAAGACAGCGACCTTTGTCATTCATTTTATAAGGAATTTGAGTAGAATAAATTTTCACTTGATCGTCTTGATCAAGTTGCCAACAAAGTCGCAGTTCGTAGGAAGATCCGTAAAAGACTTTCTTTTGGGCTTTTTTAGATTCATACCATCCTTGACGTTTAGCATTTTCGAATTTGTTTTTTGCATGACCTTGAGATGTTAAAATGGAAAGTTTCTTTTTTAATTTCGTTCCTTGAGGGGTTTGGTAAAAAGACAATTTCGCTCTAGTCATTTGTTGCTTAGAAGCATCACTGTGTTTTTTACCTAGTCGTCCTATTCTCTGTTTTTGTTTGGTCTTGTCGGATGTGGGATTTTTTGTATGAGATCTTTTCATGCTGCAACTACGGCACAACCAATAGCCATATTTTACTATTGAAGCTTTGACCTTCTCTTTGATCCTTAAATTATTGGATTGGCAATCTTCACATTGTATGGGCACTCGCTCTTTGCTTTTGTAATTATTGAATAATATATCAAATTCTTTTGCGTACATTTATTTTCTCCGTGTAAGGTCAATTTATTGTCCACAAATATAATAGTAATGTCAATGTCAAATTTCTCTCAATAACTTATTGTACTACAGATCAAAATAGATGTAAATATGCAATGTGCATAAAAAAAGCCCCGCAAGGCGTTGCCTTGCGGGGCTTTATATTCGACGTAAGTCCTTATGCTATAAGCATTTTTAGATTACGAAATTGGCTATACTCAATCTGGCGTAGAACTTAGCCCCCTCACGGAGGAGTTTTTTCCCGTAGCGTGTTAAAATTCCCTTACGTGGGCAGAAGCTCTCTGGATCGAGAACGACTGGCGTCTGGGTCAACGGAACGTATGGGCAATAGAAGTAACCACTGTCCATGTAGCTGTCACCCTTGTAACCCAAAAGGATCTGGCCCTGTGGGAACAACGGATCTTTGTACAATCTCCAACGATTGTTGACTGTACCTACATACTGAATACCCAAGCTGGAAGTGAAGGTCTCACTTGGAGCCGGTGCGAAACCAGCGGTTGCAGTCTCGAAAATCGAGGCCACTTCAGGGCTGGTCACCATCCAGTTTGCACCACCACGTAGAGTCTTTCTGTGGACTACGTTGCTGATTTCAACAACCTTCACATAGAGAGATTCATACTTTTCCTTGATGGTGTCACCAAGGGCGGTGTTGAAATCCCAGCTAGAAACTGTACCGGCGTTATTACGGAGGTCCGTCAAAACTTCACGGTCGATTTCTAGGTTGATTTCTTGTGCTAACACTGCGGTCAATTCGGCCTCAGCGTCTAGGTTGTGCTGGGATCGTAGATCCTGTTGAGCTTCGTAGCTCCACACAGCCTTTAGCTTACGGGTCTTGGCTGCAATCTCTTCTGATTCAACAACTAGGTTGATCTCAGGAAGATCTTGCTGGCACTCAAGATTGTACTCGTAGTTGATAACAACCTTAACGAATGCATTTCCTGCCACCAAGTTCCCAGTGATAGGCAAGGCCAATTCACCAGTTGTCGTATTTAGAGCACCAGTACCACCAGAAGTAACGGCATTCAATGCGCCAATAGCTTGTGATGTTAGTGTTCCGGTAGAATCAATTACGAATGTGGACTGAACAGTGGTGCAAGTAGCGGCAGTTGCGCCTGCATACAAAGTACCAGTGACGGTGCCAGCAATAACTGGAACGTGCTCTACTACACCGAAATTAATGGTGCCTGCGACCGGATATCCTACAGCGGCAGTCGGCTCACCCTGGATGAACTGATGGCTGTAATAGATGTCCAAGTTTGCGTCACCAGATGCACGCTGCATTAAGGTGTTTGCGTCATCATTTGGGTAACCTGCGTTGTTATCTTGACCACGGGTTGCACCCTTGTTGGTCGAATAACGGAATCTTAGGTAGTACACCAAACCAGTTGGGCCAAGCAACGGCTGTACGGATACAACCTTATTGGCGATCAACTGAGGATAAATCCTTCTTACCAACGGAATCGAGATTCTCTTGAACTGAGCAATATCACTTGTGTCAGTTGCAACCTCGTTCATAAGTCTCTGGTTTTCTAGAAGTACAGCGGTGCAGGAACGTTCGTATTTGTCCTTGATGCCTTCTAGCAAACCAGTTTGTGACCAACGGCGTTCTAGCTCTTTGGCCTCGTTCAAAAACTTTGAATTCGCATTCATTATCATATCTCCTAAAACGG